ATCTTTACGGGGCAGATTCCGATTGTTGGCGAGGGTGTGAATGAGGTCATCGACTTTGACTTCACCAACAAAGAAACCATCGTGTCCGCCGAAAAGAAGTGGGACAACGCGCAGAGCGACCCGCTGGCAGACATTGAGCGGTGGCACGAAATCGTACAGCGGGAAGGTTTCGTGAACTGCAATGTCTGCGTCATGGCGAAAGATGTTGCAACAGCGTTCATTAACCACGCAAAGGTTAAAGAAGTGCTGGACGTGAAAGCCTATGATCTTGCGGTCATCAAGCCCCGGCAACTTCCGAACGGAGCAACTTACATCGGCACGTATCACAAGTTGGGGCTTGACTTCTATCAGTACAACGAATGGTATCTGGACGACTGGACGGAGCCGGGCGAACCGGAAAACAAGCCCATTGTACCGGACAAGCACATTGCTTTGCTTTATACGGAGGCGGATTACTCCATCTACTACGGCGCAATCACTATGATTCCCGAAGAGGGCAAGGGATTTGTCACCGTGGAGGGCGACAAGGTGCCGCAGACATGGATTGAACGCCGCCCGGACCGCCGCTTCCTGCAAATCAACAGCAAGCCGCTGACCGTCCCCCATGAGGTCAATAGCTGGTACGTGGCGCAGGTACTTTAACCATGAATTTCAAAGATCAGGTGGAGCGGGATTTGACCGCCGTATTCCACAACAGCCGGGAACACGCCGACGTTGTGGAATTCTGGATTGACGGAATCCGCTACAAAGGCCCGGTCATCATCGACGACGGCGGGGCGCAGGACCGGAAGAAACCGTCCACGGACCACGTGGACGGTTTGATTCTTGTCGATCTTGTCATGTATGTTCCGCTGTCCCTGTTGAAAACCATCCCGCAAAAGGACCTGAACGTGGAAATCGGGGATTGCCTGTACCGAATCACAAAGGTTCACCCGGAAGCCGGGGAAATCGTGCTTTACATGGAGGCGTTGACCGAATGATTCAGATTACAGCCGACCAGATCGAGCGGGTGAACCTGATTCTTTCCGGCGTTCCAAAAGGTGCGGAAAAGGCAATGGCAAGCGTCATCCGCCGGGCCAACAACACCGTGAGATCAGAAGCCCTAAAGGGCATCACGAGCGTTTACGCAATCACCCGGCAGAATGTCCGGGCAGATACCACAATCAAAGTGAGGACGCAGAAAGTGGACGGCGGGGTTGTGGGAATGGTATCGTTTGCCGGGTACAAAATCCCCCTTTACCGCTTCAATGTCTCCCCGACCCTCCCTGTCCAGCGCGCGACCGTTTCGGCGGCGGTGCTGGCGGAGAGCGGGCGAACCCCGTTTGCACACGCATTTATCGCAAAAATGAAAAGCGGTCATACGGGCATGTTCGAGCGGGACGGGACAGGCAGACTTCCGATCACCGAGTTCATGGGGCCGTCCGCCGCACAGATGGCGGCGAACAGTGTAGTTGTGGAGCAGGTGGAGGAAAAGGCGCAGGAAGTCATAAACAAGCGGATTGAACATGAAATCACCCGGATTCTGAACGGTTACGGAGGATAAGCCATGACACCTTTAGACCTTTTGGACGTGCTGGAAGAGTTCGTGCGGCGCGAAACAAAGGACATGCTTTTACCTGTCCGCGTAGACCGCCGGAGCGGAGAGCCGAAAGAGCGGCCCGCGGAAATTTACAAAATGCGGTTGCCGACCAAAAAGGCGCAGACCGAGCGCGTCCCCTATCTGCTGTTGCAGTACATCAAAAGCACAGACACACAGGAGCCGGGACAGGAACCGGAAAGTGTTTGTACGGTACGCATCGTCGCCGCGACGTATTCGGAGGACGAAAGCGAGGGCGCAACATGCGTCCTGAACCTGCTGACCCGAATCCGGGTTGCCCTGTTGAAAGACGGCGTGATTGGAGAGCGGTACATGCTGAAACCGCCCCTTGAAATGATTGTGTACCCGGATGGAACGACAGCCCCCTACTATTTGGGGGAAATGATGACGGAATGGGAAATGCCAGTTGTAGAAAGTGAGGTTCAAAAAGTATGGCAATGAACTATAAACCCAGCATGACGAAAGCGGAATTGCTGGAAATCGCCACCGCAAACGGCGTGCAGGCCGATGACAGTATGACAAAAACGGCGATTCTTGCCGCGCTGGACGGCGCAAACAGCCGCGCGCCCGACGGGGCGGAACTGAACACCAGCCCGGAGGAAACCGCCGCAGACGGCCAACAGGCCGCACAGAGCGGCGCAGGACAGGCCGGGGACAGAGAGGGGACCGAGGACACCGCCGGGCAGGAAACGCCCGCAGAGGACGCGCAGGAAGCCCCGGAGGGGTACAACCTGTTCGTCTATGCCGGGCCGTCCCTCCCACGCGGGAGACTGAAAGAAAATGCCGTGTTCAACGGGACGTTCGAGGACGTGAAAGCGTACCTTGCGGACGTGATCGCGGACTATCCCCTTGTAGCGCGGATGATCGTCCCTGTTGAGCGGCTTTCCGCGTTTCACGTCAAGGTGAAAACGCCCGGAAACCTTGCACACAAGTTTTACAACGACATTGTTTCGACAATGCGGGGAAACAAGGAGGTATAACAAATGGCAGAGTATTTCCACGGGGTTTCGACGCGGCAGGTTGACACGTCGGTTTCGACCCCTGTTACGGCAGATTCCGGGATTGCGTTCGTCGTAGGCGCGGCCCCGGCGCACACCGTCGGCGGAAGCGTGAACGACCCGATCATGTGCCAGAGTTACGCGGAGGCCGTGGCCGCTATGGGGTACAGCGATAACTGGGGAAACTATCCGATTTGCGAAGCGATCTACGCACAGTTCAAGCTGTACGGCGTATCGCCCGTCGTATTCGTGAACATTCTGGACCCCGCAAAGCACAAGAAGAGCGTTTCGGAGCAGAATTACGCTGTCACGGACGGAAAGGTTCTTTTGCCGCTGGAAGCCCTGAAAGACACGGTGAAAGTCACCGACTATACCGCAGGCGAGGATTTCGACCTGTTCTACGAGGGCGAAAATCTGATTCTTGAAGTGATCGAGGGCGGGAGCATCCCAGAGCGGACGGGAGAACTGACCATTGCGTTTGACGCGGTGGACCCCTCCAAAATCGCGGAGAAAGATATTATCGGCGGTTTTGAGGTAAGCACAAAGAAATATTCCGGGCTGGAACTGATTGACAAGGTTTTCCCGAAATATGGAATTGTGTGCGACATGATTCTTGCGCCGGGATGGTCCCATAAGTCAACTGTCGCGGCGGCAATGCGGGCAAAGGCGGAAACCATCAACGGCGTTTTCCACGGCGCAAAGGCCCTGATCGACATTGACACAACAGAAGTCACGCATTATGCAGACGCGCCCGCGTGGAAGAAAACGCAGAACATCAACGACAAGGCGGAAATCCTTTGCTGGCCCCTGTTCGGGCTGGGCGATTACGTGTTTCACGCGTCGGTCCACACCGCGGCACGGATGACGGCGACCGATTCGGACAACGGCGGTTGCCCGGCGGAAAGTCCCTCCAACAAGTCTTTGCAGATCGACCGGGCGTGCCTTGCCGACGGGACCACCGTTCTTCTCGACCTGAATCAAGCAAACTATCTGAACAGCAACGGCATTGTAACCGCGCTGAATTTCATCGGCGGGTATGTCCTTTGGGGCAATGAAACCGCCTGCTTCCCCGCCGATACGGACGTGAAGAACTACTTCATTCCCGTGTCGCGCATGTTCGGATGGGTTGCGAATTCGCTTGTCCTGTCCTATTGGAGCAAGCTGGACAAGAAGATGACGCGCCGCCTGATCGACAGCATCGTGAATTCCGTCAATATCTGGCTGAACGGCCTTGTCAACGAGGAAAAACTGCTGGGCGGGCGCGTGGAATTTCTGGAAGAGGAAAACAGCGAAACCGCGCTTATGGCTGGCAAGGCAGTTTTCCACATCTACATGACCCCGCCCAGCCCGATGAAAGAATGCGAATTCGTATTGGAGTACGACGCGGACTATGTTTCGTCGGCTTTGGCGGCATAAGGAGGGAAAGACAACATGAAAGTTGACAACGGCACAACCAACTTTGCCGTGTATGAGGACGCGACGGAGTTTTACGGAATGGCGGAAGCTACGCTTCCTGAAATCTCGCAGATCACGGAGGAAGTCAAGGGCGCGGGAATCGCGGGCGCGTTCAACGGCGCGTTCGTCGGGCATATCGAGGCAATGACGCTGACCCTGAATTTCCGTTCTGTGACCGCCGACGCAATCAAACTGGCAGAGCCGCGCAACCACCAGCTTGACTTGCGCGCGGCACAACAGTATTGGGACAACAGCGCGGGCAAGTTCATTCAACAGGCGGTAAAACACGTGCTGATGGTAACGCCGACGAAGTTCGCGCCCGGAAAGCTGGCCCCCGCCGCCTCCGCGGAAGCGTCCGGGGAGTATGCGGCAACCTATTTCGCAACATACATCGACGGGAAAAAGGTCCTCGAAATTGATATTATCAATTTCATTTACTACATCAACGGAACCGACTATCTGGCCGACGTTAGAAAGGCACTTGGCAAGGCATAAGCCCGGCGGGGTCCTCCCCGCTGGGCTTTCCTTTGCCCTTTTTCTGTATTTGAACCTATGAAAATCTGAATGGAGGAATTGACCATGAACGACACCGAGAAAAAAACCACCACAGAGGGCGCAGAGCGGCCCGCAGGCGCGGCGGAAGCCGTCACCCATGGACCAGCACAGGAAGCCGCAGAGAAGCCCGCAGAGGGCAACACGGGCGTTTATACGCACGTGTTCAAGAAGCCTTTCGAGTATGAGGGAAAGACCTACACCGAACTGACGTTCAATTTCGAGCGGCTTTCCGGGCGCGACATGGTTTCCATTGAAACCGAAATGCAGATGAACAACGAATACGCCCTTGCACCGGAAATTTCCCGGAGTTTTCAAGGGAAGATGGCGGCAAAGGCCGCGGGCATCGGAAGCGACGTGCTGGAAGCAATGCCCCTGAAAGATTTCAACAAGATCACCAACGCGGCCAGAAGTTTTTTAATCGACACGGGCTTTTAAGAAGCCCGGCCCGCTGGTGGCGGCGGGAATGCTTCAAACTGGCACCGGCAACCTTTACGCCCGTTCCATTCTGGCTTGACATGACCGTGACGGAGATCACGGCATGGATTGAGGACATCAACGCCGCCACAGCAGAGCAGAAGAACCAGAAAGCGAGGTGAAGAATTTGGCAGGAAGAAAGGAATATGAACTTCTCTTCAAACTGACCGCCGCATTGGGCGGAAACTTCAATGCGGCATTCAGTAGCGCGCTGAATACCACGCGGCAAATGCAAAACAGCCTGCAAAAGCTAAATTCTATCACCGGAAAGATCGACGCTTACAAAAAGCAGGAAGCCGCCCTTGAATCGAACCGTCAAAAGCTGGAACGGCTGACCGCAGAGCATGAACGACTGCAACGGGAAATCAGCGAAACCGGAGAGCCAACGGAAGAACTGCGGGCAAAGATGGCGCAGAACGAACGGCAGATCGCGGCGACCACATCGAGAATCGAGCAACAGGAAGCGCGGCTGAACGAATTGGGCGGAGAACTGTCCGACGCAGGGGTGAACACCTCCCGTCTGACCGAGGAAAACGAACGATTATCCAAAAGTTACGAGCGGGTCAAAAAAAGTCAAGAGGAATTGGCAAAAGTAAACGCCGCGTTGGAACAGAACAACGCGGCGATTTCAAAGACCAAAACGCAACTTGCGGGGACCGTCGGAACCCTTGCGGCACTTGGAACGGCAATTTACGCCGGGCCAGTGAGAAAGGCCGCGGAGTTTGAAGCGCAGATGTCCACCGTAGAAGCCATTTCCGGCGCGACCGCGGATGAAATGAAGCGTTTGTCGGATGAAGCAAAGAGAATGGGCGCGACGACGCAGTTTACCGCCGTTGAAGCGGGAAAAGCCCTCGAATACATGGCAATGGCCGGATGGAAAACAGACCAGATGTTGGGCGGCTTGCCGGGCATTATGAACCTTGCGGCGGCATCCGGCGAGGACTTGGGGCAGGTTTCTGACATTGTGACGGACGCGCTGACCGCGTTTAACATGACGGCAGATCAGGCGGGCCGCTTTGCGGACGTGCTGGCGCAAGCGTCGAGCAATTCAAATACCAACGTGGCAATGATGGGCGCGACTTTCCAAAAAGTGGCCCCCGTCGCGGGCGCGCTGGGATATTCCGTTGAGGACGTTTCCCTTGCAATCGGCCTGATGGCGAATGCGTCCATAAAGTCGGAAGTGGCCGGAACCTCGCTGAAAACCGCCCTTGCGAACATGGCAAAGCCGACAAAGCAGATGAAAGAGTACATGGACAAGTACGGAATCAGCCTGACGAATGCAGACGGAAGCATGAAGTCATTCCGCGAAGTGGTGGACAATCTGCGAAGCAGTCTGGGCGGGTTGTCTGAAACGGAGCAGGTGGCGGCGGCAACGGCCATTTTCGGCAAGGAATCCTTTGCGGGTATGCTGGCGATCGTCAATGCAAGCGAGGCAGATTTTCAAAAATTGTCCGATTCGGTCAACAATTCCGCAGGCGCGGCGGAGCGAATGGCGCAAATCAAACTGGACAACTTTCAAGGAAAAGTAACGCTGTTGCAATCCGCAGTTGAGGGTCTACAAATTGCGCTGGGCGACGCGCTGTTACCGACGTTTACCGAGGGCGCGGAAAAGGCCGCGGAGCTGATCTCCAAACTGACCGAGTTTATCAATGCAAACCCGGAGTTGGTACGGACGATCACAAAGGTTGTCACCGGACTTCTGGCGTTCAAGGCGGCGGGGCTGGTGGCAAAGCTGGCATTTCTTGACCTGAAAGGCGGGGTACTGACCATTCAAAAGGTCATGGCCCTGTTCAAAGGCAAATTCGCCCTTGCGGGCGTGGAAGCCGTGGGCTTTGCGTCTAAAGTCAAGGGCGTTGCAAAAAGCGTCACAGGGTATTTCGGCGGAATCGGAAGCGCGACGGGCGGCGTAGGCCGCGCGTTCGGGCAAGGCTTCGACCCTCCAGGGCTGC